ATCCAGACATTTATCTAGATAAAAAGATAGTTGATACATTAAGAAAAATATAAATAGAGTAATATAGGAATTAATATGAGTTTACTTAAAAGAGCCGCAGATTTTGCCTACACATTAAGGTTTATCACATTACTCACTACACCTTTTAATAAGACAAAGGCGTTTGAACTTGGTCTTATTGATGAAAAGGGTAAAAGATTAAGAGATGTAAAAGCAGATACACCTGAAAGAAAAGATGCATATACACTATTCATACGAGTTGTATTCAATATAAAAAGATTGATTGCAAAAGTATCTGGTGGTGATAGAGTCATAGGTAACTTGGCTGCAGGACTTCTTTTAATGAAAGAGAATTATGGTGTTAGTGAAAAGAACATGGAAAAGGTTTTAAAGAAACTGAACATAGACACACTTGACTTTATTGCAGAGAATACACAATGGTTTGTAACAGAAAATAAAATGTTATCGCCTGGTGTATATACAGTTAGAAGTGAAAAGATAATCAATTCTTCTTTTGAAGAGATTGTCAAGAGAAACGATAAGATAAGAGTTAGTGAGAATTGTTATCCTAAAGGTGATGTGTTTGGTTTGGATGTCTATGAAGTAACACACATAAATAGTAATCAACAAGTATATGTAACACTAAGCGAGTTAAACAGATGAGTTTATGGGATAACATAAGAAAGAAAAAAGAAAGAATAAAAAAAGGTTCAGGTGAAAAAATGAGAAAACCTGGCGAAAAGGGTGCGCCTACTCCTGACCAAATACAAAGAGCGCAAGAAACCAATGAGGACGCACCTGCAACAAATACTGGTTCTATTCCTAATCCTGCACAGACAGCGATGGGTCCAAGATTCACGACTACGAATGTAATGGATAGAAGAAAAAAGAAAAGACCAGATGTATTGAAAAGGTTTAAACAACATATTATTGATTCAGATAGGTAATTATGATTAAAGTATATTTCTTTTTGTTATTAGCAGGTATTTTAGGTGGTATAGGATTTGCCGCAAAATACTACTATGACACAACACAGGCAACAATTGCAGTTTTAAGAGAGAACAATGCTCAATTAGAAGTCGCAGTTGATATTGCAAACGAAAGTTTAGAATTAGTTCAAACTGAAAATAAAAAATATGCAGAACTAAATAATGCATTACAAAATAAATTACAAAAGGCAGAAGCATATGGTGATGAGTTAAGAGGTAAGTTTGCGAACTTAAATCTTGTACTCGAAGCGATGAAAGATGCTCAATCTTTAGAAGGAAAAATGAATGGTGCTACAGCGAAATTATGGCGTGAGTTCATGGCAGATACTGGTAATACTAATACTTATGATAAGCCTCAGTGGTTGCTCGACATGGAGGCCGCAAGAGACAGAAATCAAAACAGTAACGAAAGTGGAGAAACTTCAAGTACCAGTGGTGTCGAGACCGAAACCGCTCCAGTTAATTGATACGAGAGTTCGTGTCGTTACAAAAGAGAATCTAGACGAATTCTTAACAGAGTTTGAAGAACAGTATGGTGATATTGCCTTTACTGTATTAAGTATGAAAGATTACGAGAACCTTGCACTCAACATTGCTGAGTTGAAAAGGTTTATAGGACAACAAGACGAGATTATTGTTTATTATGAAGAGGCATTGACTGATGAACCTAACACTAAGGATACACCAACCAATGGAACTAGCAACGATTAATCATTTTGCTGAATTAGCAAAAGCCGCATACTTAGAAGGTAAAGAAGCATTAAACACATTTAGAGGATTAGGATATGACTTTCATGTCTTAATAGATATAGATGGTGCTCAATGTCATATTATTAGACGTTCAGAAGAGAATGTTACTGTACTTTGTTTTAGAGGTACAGAACCAGATGAGATATCTGATATACTTGCAGACCTCAAAGCATTCCCTAGGAAATCATTTCATGATAAAGGATTAGTACATAGAGGATTTCGTGGTGAACTGGATAAAATCTGGCCTGAAATAGAAAAGACTCTAGAAGAGTATCCTAAATCAAGAATATATGTATGTGGTCATTCACTTGGTGCCGCTATGGCAACACTTGCGACTGCTCGTATGCAAAATAGAGTATGGGCATTATATACATTTGGTTCACCTAGAGTTGGTACAAGAAAGTTTATAAAAAATCTATACACAAAACATTTCAGAGTTGTGAATAACAATGATATCGTTACAAGAGTTCCACCTAGATTTATGTTCTATCGTCATCATGGCGAATTAGTATATATAAATCACTATGGTAATATAAGAAAACTAACACCGTGGCAAAGAATCAAAGATAGATTCAGAGGTTACAGAGATGGTTTACTAGACCCAGTTATGGACCACAGTATGGTAAACTATGTCAATCATACAAGGGATAAAGATGTACAAATATAAATGTAAAGTATTAAAAGTGATTGACGGTGATACTGTTGATGTAGATATTGATTTAGGTTTTGGTATTTGGTTAAAAAATGAAAGAGTCAGACTCAAAGGCATTGACACACCAGAATCAAGAACAAGAGATTTAGTTGAAAAGAAGTTTGGTTTGGCCGCAAAGACTAGACTAAAACAAATGATTGGTAAAGGTGAAAAAGTTATTCTTAAAACATACGCAGATAAAGATGGTCAAGATATGAAAGGTAAGTTTGGTAGAATACTTGGTGACTTTACATATAAAGAAACAACCGTTGTTAACAAACTAATTGAAGAAGGTCATGGTGTTGCTTATCATGGTCAAAGTAAAGATGATATAAAAGAACAACATCTAAAGAATAGAGAAAAACTTATTAGTGAGGGATTAGTAACACTATGATAGGTAGATTATTTGAAGATACACTCTGGATTTACACAGGTATAGGTGGAGCCCTTGCAGGTGCAGTATTTCTCACATACTTTAAAGGTACACGAGCAGGACTTTGGTGTTATGCTAAAATAGATAACATATTAGATTATCTTGTAGAGAGATGGGGTCTAACATGGTTACAACAACCAGAAGATGCGTGGCGTAAGAAGTACCCACACGTTACAAAGAAGATAGATGAACTAGAAGAAAGACTATATTATGTAGAAAAAAATTGTCCTAAACTCGAATCCGAGTATGATAAAAAAGATTTGTAAAATCTATTTACAAAATCAAAATTATTATATATAATACTAAACATTAAATCACTAAATTATTAAGGAGAATCGCATGCCAGCCCAGCCTGTTGACACAAGGGAATTTTTATCGCAAACTAAATTTTATGAAGGTTATTCAAGATACAAAGATTTAGAAGAACGATACGAAACTTGGGACGAAGCAGTTGACAGAGTGATTGATATGCATACAAACTATTATAAAGAAAAAGATAATGGTTTGGCTCCCTATCTAGAAGAAGCAAAACAGTCATATAAAGAACAAAGAGTTCTAGGTGCTCAACGTGCATTACAGTTTGGTGGTAGTCAACTACTCAAACACGAAATGAAAATGTACAACTGTACATCTACATATGTTGACAGACCAGAATTCTTTGGTGAAATATTTTATATACTATTATGTGGTGCAGGTGCAGGTTTCTCTGTACAGAAACATCACGTTGCGAAACTCCCTAAAATACAAAATAGAACGAAACAAGCAAAAGGATTTATAGTCGAAGACTCTATTGAGGGTTGGGCATCAGCATTAGATGTTCTCATGTCCTCTTTCTTCGTAGGTGGTGGTAAATACCCAGAGTACGAAGGTCGTAGAGTATTCTTTGACCTTACACAAATAAGACCAAAAGGTGCAAAGATATCAGGAGGATTCAAGGCGCCTGGTCCAGACGGTTTAAGAAGAGCACTCGACAGAATTGAGTATCTTCTTCAAGGTATTGTACTAGATTCTAAAGACCATCAATCAGTCAAACCTATCAATGTATATGATATTGCTATGCACGCTGCAGATGCAGTATTAAGTGGTGGTGTTCGTAGGTCTGCAACGATATGTTTATTCTCTGCAGATGACGAAGAAATGATGAACGCCAAAACAGGTAACTGGTTTGTTGATAACCCTCAAAGAGGTAGGTCTAATAACTCTGCCGTAATTGTTCGTGATGAAGCGACTGAAGAACAGTTTCATACAATCATGGAATCTGTCAAACAATTCGGTGAGCCAGGATTTGTCTTCGTTCAGTCAAGTGAACATACTACTAACCCTTGTGTTGAAATAGGAATGTTTCCTCAAATCAATGGAAAGTCAGGTTGGCAAGGATGTAACTTAACTGAAATCAACGGAGGCATGTGCCATACCGAGGAAGATTTTTATAAGGCATGCCGAGCAGCATCTATCCTCGGTACCCTACAAGCAGGGTACACCAACTTTAAATTTTTATCTGATACATCTAAACAGATATTCGACAGAGAAGCACTTCTAGGTGTTTCTATTACAGGTTGGATGAATAATCCAGACGTACTGTTTGACGAAAAGGTTCTGAAAAAAGGTGCGAAGATAGTGAAAGACGTAAACAAAGAAGTTGCAGAGATAATCGGTATCAATCCTGCAGCTAGAACAACATGTGTGAAACCAAGTGGTAATGCATCTGTATTGTTACAAACTGCAAGTGGTATACATGCAGAACATAGTTCAATGTACATAAGAAACGTACAGATGAATAAAGAATCAGAAATCACACAGGCAATTATGCAATCTAATCCATATATGGTAGAAGAAAGTGTATGGTCTGCAGGTGGTACAGATGTTGTTGTTTCATTCCCTATTATACCAAAGAAAGGTTCATACTTCAAAGATGATTTACTTGGTATAGAACATTTAGAGTTAGTCAAGAAAGCACAACAAAATTGGGTCGTTGCAGGTACAAACGAAGATTTATGTGCAGATGAGGGTATCAGACATAATGTATCTAATACAATCATTGTAGACGATTGGGATAGAGTAGAACGATATGTGTTTGAAAACAGATACTTCTTCTCTGGTATTTCATTCTTGGCCGCAACAGGTGATAAAGACTTTAATCAGGCACCGAATACTGCAGTTATAGATGCGAAACAGATGGTGAACAAATATGGTAATGCATCCATCTTTGCTTCTGGTATGGTCGTAGATGCACTTAAATGTTTTAAAAATCTGTGGGATGCCTGTTCTACTGCACAAGGGTTTGGTGAGAACATAACTGAAGAATCTACTAACAATGCACTCAAAAGAGATTGGGTAAGAAGATTTACACAGTTCGCAGAGAATTATACAGGTGGTGATATTAAACAAGCAGAGTATTGTTTGAAAGACGCCTATCTCTTACATAAGTGGAATAAGATACAAGATAATCTTGCAGAGATTAATTGGTTAGAAGATGTAAGAGAAAAGAAATATACTGATGTAGATACATTAGCCGCAGCCGCATGTGCTGGAGGTGCCTGTGAAATCGACTTCTAAAATATCTTCACCTTGCAAACAAATATGTATATTGAATAATGTCGGATACTGTATAGGGTGTGGTAGAAAGAAAGAAGAAATAACAGAGTGGATAAGAGCAACTGACGAAAGAAAACAACAGATACTAGAAAGGATTGAAGATGAGCAGTGGTTTAGACGAATACCAACTAGAATGTGATGAATGTGGAATCATTTGTTTTGTTCAAGTATCTCATCAACCAGAGTATTGTCCTTGTTGTGGTTCAGAAGCATATGCCGTATTAGTTGACGAAGAATATATCTCAAATTTCATAGACAAGGACCTTGACTAAATAAATGTATGTGGTTATATAATGATAAAGAATTCAGTGAAACGCCCGAAGACTATCAGGGATTTGTGTACCAAATTACAGAACTCTCCACAGGCAAAAAGTATATTGGAAAGAAAAATTTCTGGTCTCCAAAAACTCTTCCGAAAAATAGCAAACGACCTAGAAAAATTAAAACCAGAGTTGAATCCAACTGGCGAGAATACTATGGGTCAAACAAAGAACTCCAAGAAAAAGTCGAAAACAACTACTCGGAGTATGAAAGAGTAATACTATATCTTTGTAAAACAAAAGGTGAGATGTCATACTATGAAGCAAAGTTGCAGTTTCAATATGATGTATTACTATCTGACGAATATTATAATGAGTTCATTGGTTGTAAAATTCACTCAAAACATTTAAAAAAGTCTTGACATTTGTATCAAAAAATAGTATCTTGTAATTATGAAGAATCCAATTGCAAAATATTTAATGTGTGCCTATGCATACTATGTAGAAGATAAGCC